TTGTTTGCGGCAAATGCGGGAACAACGAAAATGATCATTGTTTGCCCAAAATACAAAAAAAATAACCGTTAGTGATTTTTCCTATTGACACCCCCTGCATAACCCTGTAATATTAAGTTAACGGTAACAATAAAGGGGGCAAAATGAAAACACTCATAGGATCAAAAAAGCAAAAAGATTGGGCAAGCGACATTCTCTCGAACTTTGACGAGAGATTGACAACATCCATGACAGCCCTCCTCGCCGAGCTGGACAGCGACAACTCAGAGCGTGCCGGCATGATGGCAGGTGCATCAGAAGAAAAGACCAAACGTTGCCAAAAAGCCATCACAAAAAACGGTGTGGTGGCTGAACATCTACACAAGGGAATAAAATTATTTCAGGACGCAACATCAGTGTCAGTGGTTATTGATAACAAAGCCCAGCTGGAAGAAAACAAATGGGCAGAGCCCACAGACCTTGCATATGCCATGGTGGCATTCTCTATCTCAGGTGGCAAAAAAATGAACAAGCGCGCACTGCTCAGGCTGTAGAACCGAAGGGGGCATAAAAATGTCCCTCTAATGAAATAATTATTGACGCCTCCTGCATAATCATGTATACTATATTTGAGAGTGGGAAAATAGAAATTGTTGAAATCAAAATAACCCAAAGCCCCTCCGGGGCAACCAAGGAGCGAGCGATGAGGATCATAAAATACATTAAAAAAAGATTTAACGATTGGACATATCGTAGAGGATATGAAGTAACGGCAGGAATAGTGCTATATAATAGCCATGAGGACGGCGCTGACCAAATAGAGAAGATATTAAACGAGACTGATTCATTTGGGCAGTTTCATAAAGGAATGTGTGCTGCACTGTTTGCTTTTAAAGGTAAGTGTCGTATTTATTAAGAGGAGCAGCCAGATGAATATAACAAGGGCGTGGGCAATGCCAAATAAAAACACATTTAGTATTTTGCCAATACGTAAATTTATAGAAAGAGAAATTCCCACAACAGGAATGGTAGTTGATCCGTTTGTGAGGAACAGCCCCTTTAAAAATATGTGTGTATCAAATGACCTTGATACTGATATAAGCGCAGATTTCAATATGGATGCACTTGATTTTTTAAAAACATTTAGTTCCGAGTCTATTGGTCTATTACTTTTTGACCCGCCATATTCACCGAGACAAGTGTCCGAATGTTACAAAAAAATGGATATGACTGTTAATATGCAGACAACACAATCCTCATTTTGGGGGAACATCAAAAAAGAAATAACACGAATTGTAAAACCCGGAGGGGCTGTAATTTCATGCGGGTGGAATAGTGGAGGTATAGGTAAGACAGCAGGTTTTAAGATTGCAGATATACTGCTTGTTGCCCACGGCGGGTGGCATAATGACACAATCGTGACTATGGAAATTAAACAATAATCAACATTGCCCGCAGTCAAAGGAGCGAGCGATGAACATTCAGTATAGACAGATAGACGGGTTTTGTCTCACTCCATGCCCGCACTTGCCCAAAACGGACAGGGGACAATCAGTAATGGTGGGCAGTCGTAGGTGTTTAAAATGCAAATTTCACGTTTGCGAGTCTGACGACACTGTAGCCTGTCAAAAGGAGCAGGAGCAGATGATAATGACAAAAGAAGATAAGGATTTTAGAGTTGGGGATGCTGTGTGTCACCACATGTACGGCGATGATGTTATTGTGGAGGTTGTGCCTTCTGGATATTATCGGATAGGCACTGAGGGTGGACACTCTATTATGGCGTGTGGGCGCAATTCTGCGGGGGATGCCCACCCAGCATGGTTCCACGGCACATGGGGACAGGTTTTCGGCAACGCAAAAGACGTTAGGCCGGTTCGGACGGTGGAGAGATTTGTTAATATTTGGATTCGACCGAGCGGAGACCTTGAGTGCTCCGACCCGGAACACCTGCATAGGACAACAGAGGCTGCAACCAAAGCATCCAGGTCTCGCAAATCCAAGTGCGATTATATCGCCACAGCCGTCCCCGTCCAAATCCCGGAGGATATGGTTTAGGGAGGCGCACGCACCCTGAACACAAACCACAAATAAAAACACACACCAAAAGGAAAACAAATGACAAAACATAAACATTTTCGAAACAGAGTTATGTGCCCCGAGAGTAAACGCCTATATTTCATGATGATGTGCTACAAAAGCACAAAACCCAAGTGGTTGACGGCGCTCAGCGCGGAAACAAAATTAGCAGCATACGCAGACGCGTGCGAGAGAGGGTTATGAGCAAATCATATATAGACGAACTCGTTGCAATGAGTGAGGATGCGCTCGGGGAGGAGATGATCAACATTGTATTTGACCTGCGTGCTTTCCGGGAACGACTGAGAAATGCTATGGAGGAGCAGTCCCGCAGCGCCCGCCGCTCCTGCTATGAGGATGTCCAGTCGACAGGGCAGTTGTGCCACTATTGCAAATCGGTGGTGCATGATATTTTTATAAACGCAACGGTGCTATAACTAATAGAGGAGAGTCCAACAATGAAGGGATCAATAATAGATGCGCATCCTGAAGGTGAGTTCACTTTCAGAGCCTGTGTGCTGGATGTGGCGGTTTTCGGTGATGGTGGCGTTGCAGGTGACACACTTTTGAAAATTGTCAATCTCGATACCGGAGAAACCACTGTAATATTTGATTATGAATGTGAATCACCGGTAATAGAAGATATTTTTTCGCTTCAACCAAAAAAAGGCGAATAATGAACAGAACAAAGCACACTGAAGTCAGGAAAGTTAACGGCTCTTATTACCAGCTAATTAAGCACACGCCAAGCCTCAATAAGGAGTGGTATCACAAGTGTAACAAGGAAAATTGCGATCTACACAGCCTCTGCGCGGCTATTCCCGTTGACAATAGATGTTACCCGCCTGGGGAGGAACTATCACCGGGGCACAGGGTGACAGGCATTCACCCCAACGGCGGAACGTGGAGAGAAATTGGCATTCACGAGGGGGTTACTACCGAGGGTGAACTTCTGTCTGAAATAAATATAGGCGTAATGGTTGCTGTGGCTACCGGAAAAACCTACCCTGCAAAACTCGACGGATTGTTGGTGCAAGCTGGTGATCTTTATGCCCCTTATTATCCCCACCGCTACCTTTTGGGGCTGCTTTTGGCGAAAGCTCGTTTTACCCCCGAAGTCAATGATATATTTATTAGTAAGGGGGTTTTGTCCCCAGTTATATTTGCGGACTACCTAAAGGCGCGCATATTAGATCATAGCGCTATTGCGGAGGCGATATATTCATAATGAGAACAAAATCAACAATAATAAAAAAAATCGGCAAAACCTGGTACGAATTATCCATGGTGTATGAACTCGATACCCACCGTCCCATAATGGGATATTGGAAGGAAATCGGGAGAAAATAGTTGACATTGATGCACGGTTGTGTAATTATTGGGAAATTTTAAAAAAGGAGTATACATGAAAAAAATATCTGTTATAGACAATGAAGCCCTATGCGAGTTCTGTAGAACTGAGTTTGACACGCCGTCACATTGTGAGGGCAGCAGGTGCAAGCCAGCAGCGGAGCGGTATCTTGAAGAGCACGGAATCGATATGGAGGCAGAATATTTTTCTGCGCTTGAACCCGGAGACACGATTTACCACATTGATGAAATTAAGCTGCTCGCCCTCACCATAACTGAGGTTGTCAGGAACGCTGAGGGACTTAGAATAGTTACGGATGGCGGGTATTCTCTGGAAGTAAACCCTTTTGAAGCTGCTGATGAGACAACTTTCCTCCATAGACGACCTGCAATATCAGCATATGAAAAGAAGATGGGTGAGGTTGTGGTATCGATGGCATCGCGGCTTGCAGAGATTAAGGGCGCCCCATAATGGAATATAAATTCAGAGGCATGACAGAGAACAGGGAGTGGAAACGCGGCTTTTACAAACGTTCACAAAACGTCCACTATATCACAGTGTCCGAAACATACTTGAAGGAAGCTGACCCACACGCGAACCGATACGGCGAGAGATGGGTTGATTATGAAGTCGAGCCTGGAACAGTGGGACGATTCTGGAAAAAAGATAGAGACGGAACCGAAATGTACAGCGGAGATATCATATCTGTACATCAGTTCCTCTTTGACGGAGCCGAAATCGAGCGGGAGCATACAGCCGAGGTTATGGAAAATGAAGACGGATTCATGTTAAAATTTCTTTCGGGTGAATTTTTAATACACCATACTGGGGACGCACAACCCAGGGTCATGGCGACAGACGTTTACGGCCTACATGAAGAATCATTTTCAATTATCGGAAAAATCCACAAATAACACAGCGCCAAGGGGGGATGATGAATAAATATATAGAATGCAACGGGAAAACGTTCGTTGATTGTTGTCATTGTGGAAAATACTGGACTTTTATTTCTCTGCGCTATGATAAACACCGTAACCGGAAAATATCAGAGATAAAGTGCAGCGTCGGCGGATACAGGCAGTTTGACGAAGATGGAAGAGAAATTTGATAATCGAATAACCAAGCGCCAAGGAGGGGTGATGAAAAAAACAGCTATTGAAATATTACAAAAAATATATGATTCAGAAATACATATACGCATAGGGTGGATGTGGGATGGCGGGATGGACTATTCCATAGGTTCCGATAGTAACGATATTTGGGACGGACAGTATAATAAAAAAAATATTGTGTACACTGGCAATACAGATATAAACGATGCAATCCGGAAAATGGCAACTGAAATAGCAATAGAATACCCACACTCTAAATTTGCAGAATGGTTACGAGAAGGGGATAATGAAATATAAATTCAGAGGAAAAACAGAGGAGGGGATGATGAAGGGGCGTATTAAAAAAACAGACATCAGGCTTGGGATTAAAAAAGGAGAGTTATACAATATTGAGCCATATCTGTTTGATAACGACAAAATAGTTTTAAGGGATCGACTACCTGATGGATATGAACCATTGTGCACACAATACAGGCATGAGGTTGAAATAATTGCCGAATCCAAGGAGGGATGATGGATAAGAATAACACAATAGAAATTGCAGCATTAATGGCAGAAATATCTGGATTAGAAACCGAGGTTGAAGGTATGATTGTCGAGCAGTCCGAATACCAGCGCCTTAAAATAGAGTTCCAGGATGATATTATAAATAAATTGCGGGCCGAAATCGGCGAGCAATATATCATCATCCGCAATCTCGGAGCAAGCAACGCAGATCTCGCCACCGCCGCAATTGCCAAAAACGAAATGGACATATTTAAATCTCACGTTAAAAAATGGTCAGCCGAAATACTTTATTTTTTTTCGTACTCTCACTCGAACGGGTTTAGTAATATAACATTAACCCTGCCGAATGAGATTAAGGGCATGGATGACATTGAAAAAGCCGAAAGAATCATAAAAGGCCATGAATCGCAGTTTAGCGGGAATATCACGATATTAAACTACAAAAAAATGGATGAATAGGATGAAACATAAAAACCTAAAAAACCTACTACCAATCCTCAAACTCATTGCCAAATCCGGCAGTGTTTTTGAGTCGGACAGTATTTGTACCCAAATCAGTTACATGGGGGGATGTGAAACGGGTTATTGCGAGAATTGCCCCTTTATGAATGTCGAGACGTTTAATGAATTGATTGAGGAGGTTGAGGGGGTGATTGATGAAAATAATAACTAGACATACTTTCATGTGCGAAACGTGCAAGCAAGAGTATCACGTTGATATTGACGCAAGGAACTGCGAGACTACCCACAAAAACTGCGAACATAATTTTCAATATAAAATAACGAACTATAACGAGATATGGCTCACCATTGAACGGACATGCCTTCGTTGTTCGAAGATTTATAGGGATGGAATCCGTCTTCGGGATATTTCGCAGGGATTAATGGAAAAACTTTTTGAGGAGGCGGAACAGATAGATGGATAAAGCATACAGGTGCAGCTATTGCGAGACTGAGTTTTCAAACCCTTCACACGGGCGGAATTGTGAAGATTATTGTGCTGTAATCCGAAGGCCAGCCCCACCGCCGAAAAAAATACTCAGCCATGATGTCGACCCCAAGGCTATCAATGCCTTATGGCCCTTAATAGGACTGCTCGCTTTCGCCGCTGGCACATTATTCGGGGCGCTTTGCAGATAATAAAAATGATAATGCCACCACAAAAAATTCAAGAGTTGCACTACAATTGGTTTTCAACCCCGGAGGGGGAGGAGTATTCCTCATATACTGTGGGAAAAGAGGGAGTCACCCATATATTGCACGATTCAGTGCGCAAATGCTATAGTGTTATTTTCGGAGACGTGGGTGAGGTTACAATATTCAACCCAAACAGGGTTGTGTGGGTTGAATCTTAAAAATAAACAAACCCCGATTTCTGAACGGGCCAGTATGCCATCACACACGAATCTGCATAGTTTGGTGATGCTGACCCGTTCGGTTTTTTGTCAATGATAATTTTCCCGGTTTTGGATCTCGAGAACGTAGGTTGACTTAATTCTGTTTCGAGCTGGTGACGGTTTTCGAGTTCTGCCGGGATGCTAATCAGGTCGTCGGGCCTGAATTCCTGCCCTGATGTGACCGCTTTGTGGGTTAATTCAAACCGCCGTCTTAATTCCCACCAGCCCTGTGATTTTAGGTTTTCAAAAAAATCTTTGTTTTTCGGGGATTCAATATCACCCTGGACCACTCTGTTTTCAGGGTCAAGCACTTTTGCCGCTGCACTCCATGCCACGACTTTCAGGTTTTTCGGAAGCTCGCCGGACCTTTTCATCCGGTTTGTTTCGCCCTTGACACCTGCACCGACACCTATACAATCATATTCAAGTTCTGTTATGCCGTCCTCGCGGCAATATTGTACAGCTCTTTCGGCCGTTCGCGTCGTGTCTCCTTCCCCCCACGCCTGAGCGCGCAACATTAAAATGCCATGCCTTGAAATATAGGCGTTTTTATCGCCGCCCTCATCCGCAACATCAAGTCCTGCTATTTTGGAACCGGTTATTTCTATGTTTAATTTTTTGTGGGCGTCGATTGCGGAACGAATCCATTTCGACGGAATAATAACACCCTCAACTGATGCGGCATAGTCGCGTTCGACCTCCTGATTGAATAATGTTAAAAGCCCCTCTGCCTCGGCCTTCCCTCGCCTCCTATCATGCCAAGCTTGATCTTTTGCCGGATGGTCACGCCAGTCCATGATCATCACGCGCACTTTCCCGGATTCGATTTCTTTTCCAGGTTCCCAGATTGTGCCGGCTTGCCTTCGACGGTAAAATATATTCGCAGTACCATTGACGGATGAAAAATCAATCTGGCAATTGGTGTTGTCTCCTAACGCCGCCTCAATAAGCTCCGGGCGCCCATAGTGTGCTGACTCATCTTTGAAATAAACTTTTTTACGTCCACCCCTGCCTATATTGTCGCCAGCCTCACCGGTTATAGTTGCGCCGGTTTCAGGGTTGAGGATTTTCATATACGACATGTGTTCGCGGCGACTGAATCCAGCGGGCAAAAAAAAATTAGGAGTGTACCTTATTAAAAGTCTGATTTTTTCAAAAATAGAATCGGGGTCGCCTATCCTATCGACAAGGAACTCTTTCCGTGATCCCCACCCCACAGCCACACCCGGAGAAAACAGGTAGAGCCACCACGTATAAGCGCAGTTGACCCACGTTGCGCCCATATCTCTGCTTTTTTCTATCAAACCGGATTCCTGGTTTTCGAGACAGCCCTGTAGAAATAGGATGAGGTCGTGCTGTCGGGGGAACATTATAAATGGCATTGTGGCAGGTAAATCAGATCCAGCGTTCCGGGGATCGTAGGTAATTCCCCAATGCTCAATAAACTCAATCGGGCGCGTGGAATAATATTCCCTCGCGCCCTTCTGAAGAACTGGATTGTTGACTAATTTTTTGTATCGCCTTTCCCTTTCAGCAAAAACGCTAACGTAATCCGGCGGCCAATCAGTCATTATTTTTTAACATGTCCGTATAGTGCTGCGCTGCTTCTCTCGGAGACATTTCACTATTAATATTCTGATTTTGGATAGGTCCACCGTTGGGTCCGGTATGCTCGAGCTCTTGTTTATCAGACCACCCAAAATTTTTCAGAGCAAAAATGTCCTTTGCGGCATTCTCCCCCTCTTCGTAATAGTTCTCAACTCGGAGAAGGGCTTTTTTGATGGGGTCAACAAATCCGTCACCATGTTCACCCCTTTTGTACCTCTCAAGCCCCTGTCTTGACGACACACCAACAGAAAGACAAAGCCCCGTCCAACTTACTTTTTTACCTACTCGCTCTAAAAAATAAGCCTCGGCTTTGTCGATAAAATCTTGAGGTGTTTCAAAAAATCTTTTTCTTCCTTGCGGGTTCTTCTCATCCTCTGCCATAAATCACCTATATAGTTAAAAATAAATCCACACCTAAACTATACACATTTTGCCGAATTTTGCAAGGGCGCACAACTATCACGCCTGTTTCGCCAAATCGTCAGGATTTATCCTCACCCCGTCCCGATCCCTGATAATACAATGTCCGCTTCTCATATCAACCCGAAGTTCGACGTATTTGCAGCGCGTATTTAGTCCCCACAACCATTCACCTGTGTTGGCTTTTGCAACAACATCTGCAAAATCAGAAAATTTATCCCATACGTTGTATTTTTCTTTTTCTTCAACCGTTTGAGCTTCCGCCCTCCCGGTTTTCCAGTCGTCGACATTTTCCATATATTAAAACCCTTCAAACTCAGGTAAATTATAATATTCACCCTGTGTCATCGAAAAACACCTTCACCGTCATCATAATCAGACAGTGTTTCAATTGTTTTCATTAGTTTACTGACCCCCCTATTCCGGTATATTTCTCCAGTGTGTTACAACATAATCATAATTGCAATCATAATCCCATGCTACATAGTAGTTACCAATACGCCAAGCGCCGCCATCGTTATTAATTTTGTGCGAACCTACCGTGATATCACCGCGTTTATTTTTGAGTAAAACGAGCCCACTTTTAGGCAGTTCGGCGTGTACATCTATCCATTCCGTCATCACCCCCCCTTTTTTTATCCAAAAAGCCTTTTCCAGAATCCACGAGTTTTCTTTATTATATCTTCACAACATATTCGATCACAATCATAAACATCCATGGCCATATTATAATAGTATTCTCCCAACACATCATTCACCATTTTATGAAAATTTTTTCTAAGACTTTCGTATTGTAAAAGCGCAACTCTATTTTCGTCATAAAATTTTTTATAAAACCCATAGGATTTTTTATCTTTCATTGTTCGCCCCTTTTTTGTTTCCCATAAATCACCGATAAGCCCTAAGTTCAATCCCATTTTCAGGTGCGTGTTCTGAAAAATATACAGGTCGCCCGAATAGTTTTATCAGATTTTCTTTGTCTGTAAAGCATTCAGAGTCAAACAAAAACGCCCCTTCTGAATCCTTAAAACAACACAGCCAGTCCATAATATTTGGCCTCATATGCCACACATATGTTTTCCGTACCATGCATCCGAGTCCATGAAAAAAATTAAGAAGCTCGGACCCGCTGGCATTTTTTTTTGCGCACCATAATCGTAAATATATATTTTTTTATCCATATTGCCTCATGTTTTTTTTAAAAAAAGAAATGGCCGGCCCCCCACGAAGGGGGAATTTCGCTTTAACAGGACCGGCTTTTGAAAAGGAGTAGTGAGGATTTACCCTCTTTCTATTATATTTTTTACGTTATGTCAAGGGCTAATTAACCTCCTCAACTTTAATAATTTTCAAAACATCCCCAACGTGCAATTTTTGTTCAGTGACGTACCGAATAGTTGCGCCGCCCTCAGACTGTAAAATATAAACGAACGCTTTTCGTCGTCCATTTTCACAATAAATATCACCCCGGACAATTTTGACCTCTGCCCCTGCGCGGTCGTCAATAAACCGCCCATGCACAGCGCATCCCGACAAAAAAACAACCGCCACAAATAATAAAACTTTTTTCACTTCCCCCCCCCGTTCATACCTGCCCATATATTATACGTCCCAATCTATATGACATAACAGGAATACCGCGCAGCTCACCTGCGTGCTGATACACCTCGTCATCCTCAACAACGACATACCACTCATCAACATCATGCCACTCCCGCCAAATCTGCTTGTACGCCGTTCGCCCCGGATGCCGCTTTAAATTTTTATATTTTCTGAGAGG